TTTATTAAATTGCCAACAACTGTTTGCATGGTGTTTTTATTGGAATTCGCTGTGTTGTTTGTCTGCTTTGCAACCGTTGGGGCAGGTGTTGATGTGGCAGGGCTTGTTGACTGTGGGGCAGTTGAAGTATCCGTGCTTGTTTGGGATTGGGTTTCTGTGGTCGGTGTCGTTGTCTGCACACTCATTGGTGCAGTTACAGGTGCGGATTGGATTGTTGGGGCAGGGGTGCTGATAGATTGATTCACCACACTTGTTGGATTCGTGGGGCTGATGGGGCTGATTGGGGATGTTACATTTGTTGGGTTGGTTAAACTTTTTACACAAGTATCTTGTGATGTTGCCCAACCACCCCATGATGGTTGACCGTATGGGTCGGGGCAACTGCTTGACCTTGTTTGGGTAATCGTACCCGTGTACCCTGACTGACAACTTAGTGTCTGTGTTTCTACGCTTGTTCTGCATGATGGTGGATTCGGTGTACAGGTGTCAGCAATCTTAAACCAACCACTTGGCATTGGTTGACCATATTGACCATTGGGGCAATTAATCTCACTTTTCCATGTCTGACTGCCTGAATAGTTAACAGGGCATGAACGAAATTCAGTAACGGCTGAATATGTACAAGTAACAACCTGTGGGGGTGGCGTATAACATCCGCTAAGTGTTGGGTATATTTGGCAGGCAAGTGCTTGGCATTGCTGTAATGTCGTACCGCCATCAACATACAAACTGCCATATACGGGTTGATTGTTTTGCCATTGACTTGCATAGCAGGCTGACCAAACATTACTTGCTTTCAGTAACAGCAGGAATAGCAGGCAACTTAAAATCTTTCCCATATAATTTTTCAAATCTTTCAGGATAAAGTTTGTACCACGCTTGACGGGCTGAATCGCCTACTGCACCACCAATAGGGCATGGCGTACCTGACATTTCCATTGCGTACCAATTGTCAACATTAGCTGAACAGGCAACAGCAACAGCAGTTACTTTTAAACCTGCATCATTAAAAAACTTAGCCCATTTAAGATTAATACAGTTGTCATCCATGTAAACACTACCGCCTGAAACACCAATGACGGTTGACTGAATTGCACCGCTTACGGGAATACCGCAAACATCTTGGCTAAAGGCTGACATACTAGGGGCAACTGCGGATGGTACGGGCTGACCTGAATACTTCATATTCATGTTGGTGTCTTGGGCTTTTGCTTGATTTATAGCAATCAATGTAACAATAATAAATCCTGCCGTGCCAATTAATATGCGTTCAAGGCGTTTTAGCCTAGCATTAATAGCTTCATATCTAATTGCACAAACAGCTTCATGGCTGTTAAGTCTTGCTTCAGTTTCGTTCATAAATCTACCTTAGATTGGGTAAACTAAATCAACTCTTGTGCCTGATGCCACGCCTGTTGCAAATACAACGCTTGTGCCATTTGTTACAGTTACATCAGCACCATTTACCATCTTAATGCCGTTGGCATAAACTTCAATTTTTCCTGATGCATATGTTTGACTTGATGTAAATGTTGTCTGTGATGCAGTTGCTGTAAATTGGTCATAAATCATGTCAGCAGTAATGCTTAAATTACCGCCTAATGTTAAGTTGCCTGATGATGTAACGCTACCTGTCAATGTCAAGCCTGCAACAGTACCTGTACCACCAACGCTAGTAACAGTACCAACCGCCAAATTACCTGAACCCAATAATGATGTGCTGTTTACAGTTTTAATGTTTGTCCCACTAACTAAACTTGCTTGCTTAGCATTAAAAGTATTCCAATCGGTTGATGATAAATAACCATTTGTTGATGTTGTTGCTTGTGAAATGCTAATTGCAGGCGTGCTTGTTCCTGTTGCCACGCTAATTGGGGCTGTACCTGATACGCTTGTAACAGTACCAACGCTTACAACACCTGTTTGACCGTTTACGCTTGTAACAGCATCGGTTGGCGTTAATAATTCTTGCCAATTACCTAATGTTGTTGCAGGTTCAGCACTCAAAATGAAACTTGTGTTTATATCTGTGCGTACTGCAACATCACCAACTTGTGCTGTCAATGCCAACATAGCTGATTGACTTGCAACAACAAATGTTTCTGTAATTGCAATAGCAGGCAAGTATGTTGATGCAATTTTGCTTGAACCGTCTAAAGGTGCAACGCCATTGGCTGAACCAACTGCGGATGTATTAACAGCATCAGTAATGCCATAACCGCTTAATGTTGTTGGTGTTGTACTAATCTTTGACCATGCCAAACCTGTAATCCATGATGGATTTGAATATGTGCCTGTTGTATATACGCCATTAGTAACTGTTGCTGAATTACCGCTAATGTCAATAGCCCAAGTACCCGTGGCATTTGAACCATCAGTATTTGCTTTGGTTGATAAGTCAATAGTTGCCCAAGTTGCATCACCACGCCAAAATGTTGATGATGTTGCCCCTGTTCCGCTATTTAAATTAGTAACGGGCAGATTACCTGTAACTTGTGTTGCCAAATTAACATTAGATAATGTACCGCCTAATGTCAGGTTGCCTGTATCAGTAACTGTACCTGTCAGGGTAATGCCGTTAACTGTGCCTGTACCGCCAACAGAATTAACTGTACCAACTCCAATTAGCGTGTCACCTGATTGGATTTCTTCAATTGCTGTTCCGTTAAGAACTAATGGGTATCTTGCTGTCATAAATCACCTATCCGTAATAAGTTGGTACATAAACTGTTGAACCATCACGCTTTATTACAGGTGCAAATATACCTGATAATTTAACAGTCAAATCATAATCAAAATCAAATTCATTTACATTGGTGGTTGTAGTACCGTCACCGTTTAAAACTGTAATGTATCTAGGGAATACATCGCCACCTGCGGGTGCGTTTTCCCAAACGCCACTTGCTGAATCATAAGTAAGTACATCGCCATTTGCAGGGCTTGTAATATTTACATTGTTTACATCTTGCAATGTATGACCAATTGTGGGTCTTACAAAAATAGTGCCGTTTGCGTTTGCATAAATAACTAAAGCAACAATAGTTTTTTGATTTGGTGCAACAGGTTCAACATTAGTCAATGAACCTGCAACGCTTGAACTTAAATAAAGTACATCACCGTTTGCCCAAGTTTCACCGTTTTGACCTGTTGTGTTAATACCTTTAATTGAACCAAACCATTGAACAATGCCGTCAGCACCGTTAGCAATAGATTCGGCAGTAACGCCCATAAAGTATTCAGGTGGCGTACTGTTGTTGCCAATAGCAGGTGCAATAAGAATTCTGCCTGATGCACCTAATGTACCGTTAGCCCGTACAACTGTACCTTTAGCAATTGTTGAACCTGTTTGATTTTTACCAAAATAAAACGAATCTTCGCCAACCTGTTGAATAACATTACCGCCACCCATAACAACGGCAGGCGTACCATAATCAACATCCCAATACATTGAACCTGCTAATGTTGGTACTGTGGCAGGCGTTGTGTCAAACTCAACAGAATTAACACCTGATAAATCACCGTTGTCATCAAGGGTAACAGTAGAGTTTTGAATTAACTTACCTGTTGTGCCGTCATAACGGGCAACGGCATTATCCGTGGATGATGAACCGCCAACTACATCACCTGTGTTGCCAACCAAAATAACTGTACCGCTTGCATTTTTGCTGTACAGTTTTTGGTCAGCCAAGTTAATAGCAATTTCACCAACTTCTAAATCGGTACTCAACGGCACTTTTGCAGGCGTTGAAGTCTTTTTTAGGATAATCTTATTAGCCATTGGGCTTGCCCTTTTCCGCTATATAGCAGGCGTTGTTAATTAGTAAGTACCACCGTCAATTGTAATGCCATCAAAGGTTGTCAAGTTAATAATTGAACCGCCTGTGATTGCAACATCATCAGCATCTTGTGTTGACATTGTGCCTAAACCGCTAACCTGTGTGTTAGCAATTGCAATAGGCGTGTCAGCTAATGCTGTAATTTGACCTTGTGCATTTACAGTTGCGGTCAATGTTTCGCTTGCTGAACCGTATGAACCTGCTGTAACGGCAGTATTGGTGATGCTAAATGTATTGCCTGTTAGCGTTAAACCTGTACCCGCTTCATAAGTACCTGCACCGCTAAACTGCGTAAATGTAACAGGTGTTGTACCTAATGTACCGCCTGCATCAACTGTACATACCCAACCTGTATCAGCCTGTGTTGTACCTGTTTGTACAAATGTAAAAGCTGAAATCAAATCATTCCATGTGTCAGCATCCGTACTGCGTGTCCATGTACTTGCATCAGCAACATAAATACCGTTGTCAGCTTCAGCAGTTTGATTTTTAACCAATACACGGTCACCTGCTGTTAGTGATGATGCCCAATCACCGCCTGCCTGTGTTGATAAACCTGACAATGTAATATTGCCTGTTGTAGTTGCAAAAACTGATGCCTTGATATTTAAACCTTGTGCAACGCTGTCAACATACGCTTTGGTTGTTGCATCTTGGGCATTAACAGGGTCAGCCAAGTTTGTAAGTAATTGACTGCCAAAGCTGAACGCACTTGTTGGGGCAGATAAATCTGACAATGATGCCTGTGAACCTGCTGTTGCCAAACCTTTAGCGTTAATGGTTACCTTTGTGTAAGTACCCACATTGCTGTTAACAGTTGCCAAAGTCAAACCAATGTCAGCGTTTGCTGAACCATCAAATGATGTTGTGCCTGTGGCATCGCCTGATACGGAAATATCACGGGCAGTTGCTAATTCTGTTGCTGTACCCGCATTGCCTGATACTGAACCAACAATCGTGTTGCTGAATGTCTTAGTACCACCAACTGTTTGTGTGGTTGATGTATCAACAAACGCACCGTTACCCGCAATAGGAATAATGGCAGTTGCTGAACCACCCGCACCACCTGTACCTGTACCGTAATACAGTACATTAGTATCTTCGTTAAACGCCAATTCAGCGTTTTGTAACGATGTTGGTGCACCCGCACCGCCACCGCTTGCCCGTCTTTTAATGCGTATTGTATTTGCCATGTTTAATACCCCTAATTAAAAATTACCGCCATCAGTTACTTCGGTTTGTGGGGTATTCACCCATTCACCTACGCCAAACATCAAAACATCATATTGGTTGGGGCTTGTAACATTTACAGGATACCCACCAATTTCATCACCGCCATCTTTACCTGCAACACCACGGTTAATTTGAATAACCTGTTTTGGTGTTGGTGTAACGGTGACATTAACATTATTACCACCTTGTATATTGGCAGTTATGTTATTTCCATCTTGTACTGTAACTGTTGTGTTACTAGGTACAGCATTGACATTTAACCTTGCCATGTCTGCCCCCTTAAACTTTTACAATGCCGTCTGAACGCACTAAGAATAGCAAGAAAATAATGTTATCTTCAGCAGGCTGTGAACCTGATGATGCAAAGCTGATTTTGATACGCCCTGAAAATCCTGCACCGTTGACTGAATTGATAGCCATTTGGTCATCACTTGTTACTAAACCCCAAGCATCAGAATCAATTACTAATGTAAATGAACCTGTTAAATCAACACGGTTTGTAATAGTTAGCGGGATTGCGGTAGGTGTAGGCGTGTAATTACTAATGTCAAAAGATAAGCCATAACGGGTATCTTGCACATTAGTTAGTGTTCTACGGATGATTTGGGCATCAATTGTTGCACCTGTCAAATTAACAGGCGTTGTACCATCTTCGGCAGTTAGTTGAAGATTCCAATAGGTTTGTTGGTCATATACCAATTCGCCTGCAATGATTGGATTGTCAAATCCGCTAACTTGTGTCAGCGTGTTCTTACTAAATACTGCCATGATAGCCCCTAATTCTTGGTTTATTACCCCATGCACTCACAGGGTACGCATCATGTCTTGTTTTGTTTTATGTATTTTACGCTATTTCATTTTCATAAACAACTTGTATTGCTTGCCACTTGCTTGTGTAACCTTGCGTAATACATATATATCTAACCTGTAATTCTTTCGTACCATCTTGCTTAACAATAATACGAAACTCAGGCGTTGAATTTGGATATAACATTACTCAGGTTGTGATTCAACAGTTGGTTCAGGCGGTGGTATATATTCAGCAATCACACCATATTCACCTGCATTACCTTTTGTCCAAATTTCTTGAATGTGTGGGTAAGGGTCAGTTGAATTGATAGATGACGGATGTTCTTCATCAAACTCAGCATATTTAACAACACAATCAAAGACTGTATGTTCAGCATTACACCAATTTAAATTTTCAACATATTCAATCGTAAACATAATTTATCCTTTTAAGAAATACGAACCCAAAGACCTGATGCAGATGAACCGCTACCTGCGTTTGTAGCAGGACTCATACATCTCCAAGTACCTGTGTTTACATGAGTATCCCCTACATAAGCCGAACCACCTTCTCCTATGTTATACATGTAAAAATTACCAAAACCAACATAATATACCCCACCCACAGGCACAGAATAAAGACTGCTACCTGCTATGGTGGTATTTGCTGAATAATCACTTGTATTTCTAGGGCGACCCGTTACATAGCTACCAATTGCATATAAACTAGTGTTAGTAATAGCACCTGTTTGACCATTAAGTGATGTTACGCCACCACCGCCTGATGTAGCAATAGTAATTGAACCTGAACCGTTAGTAATAGCAATACCACTTCCTGCTGTAATAGTTGCCCGTGTAAATCCTGAACCATTACCAATATCAATTTGACCGTTTGATGGCGTTGCAGTTAATCCTGTACCACCGTTGGCAACAGGCACAGCACCCGTTAAACCGTCTGTTGCATCAAGTTGCCCTGATGTATTTAAATTGTTAGCTAACTGCGATAAATTAAACGCTTGTGTCATACTGCCCCCGTTCTTGCAAAAGTTTGTTGAACCATTACGGTTGATGTGGTTGTTGGCGTTTCAGCCAACTGATAAGTACCTGATGCCGTTGTATAGTCCGTTCCCTGTAATAATATCACGCCATTACTATACAAATCAAACGCATTTACATCATAAGAATAAGTATATACAGTCTGACCAACAACAGTAAACGCAACAATGTTATTTGGGAATCCGTTTGGTTGGTCAAGATTGTCAGGTGACCATTGAATAATAGTCATTTTACCCGTCAAATTACTTGGAAAATCTGAAATTGTTTGGTCAGTAATGTTGTAATCCAATTCATTAAGAACAGTACCGTTGATAAATATAAACTCATAACCACTTGTTAGGGTAAACCCTGAAGCTGTATATGATGTGGCATCAGTTAAATCAACGGTGTTTCTTGTAAACGATGGATATACACCCGTGCTGTCATTCTCTGATTTGAATGAAATTACAGTAATAATGTCACCGCTTACCGCACCTGTACCCAAAGTTACAGTAGTCAATGAATCTGTATATTCTGATTCGTCAAGTAAACAGCCGTTTTGAAATACCCAACATTGGTCTGTAATATATCCTGATGCCCGTGTAACGCTAAACGCTGTTTGACCTGATGTTGCTGTAAATGATTGTTTAGTAAAGTAAAACGCATCAGGCGGTTCAAATCCCACAACACGCCCATAAATATCAACTGTTAAATTAGCAACCGCACCTGTAAATGTTGGGCTTCCACCAAAGTCTAAGAATGGCTTTAATTGGGCAACAATTTTGCCGTCAGGGTTGTTTGTAATAGCCAATTCGCCTGATGCTTCACCAACTGATGTTGTGCCTGTTTCAGTTAGTTGACCTGTACGCCTATCAAGGTCAATAATGTTTGTGCCTAATGGCAACGCTGACCATACTGACGGGTCAAACAATAATGCGTTACTTGGTACAAATGCACCGTTACCACCTGCAACAACGGCTGTACCTGAACCAAAACTAAATTTACGGCTTGTGCGGTTTGCATACGCCAAATAAAATGTCGTACCAAAATTAGGGTCAGCAGGATACCAAGTGTAATCTGATGCTGTAAGGCTTACACCTGTACTTGTTTGATTGATTAAACCGTAAAATTCTTTATTTGTAGGTTCTAAACTAAATCCTGTACCGCTAATATCGTCAGCATAAGCAACAGCCAAATATCTTTCAGTAAATTGGAATGTACTTGCCCGCCATACTAAAACTGTACTTGCAGGGCTAAATGATGAACTTGCTAAACTGTTTACCATACGGCTGAAGAAATACCAATTGCCTGACGGAATGTTTGCAAGTGATACAGGTGGCATAGCTGTGTTAATGCTGTACGGGTTACCGCTTGATTGTATTTCTGTCGTGCCTGCAAATATGCGTTGTTCAGCCGTTGGGTTGCTAAATGCTGAATACCAAATTTCTGCATATTGCGTAATGCCTGAACTTGATGTTGTTGCTTGAACTAAAAATAACGGGTTTGTATTTGTAGGATATTGTGCGGTTACTACGGGTGCGGGCACAACACCAAAAAATGTTGGGTCACTAATACCTGTATTTGGGGCTGTTTGGAATTGTGTGATTGCCACATCATCATAAACAGTTGCGTTAAATTCTGATAATGTTAATTTTGCAATTACAGCACCGTCATCAGCAAACTGTTCAACAATCTTATTTACCCTAAATGGCTTTGCTGTCCACCCATAGTTAGGGCTTGTTAATGTAACAATGTCGCCTGCTTCAAGCTGAATACCAACATAGTTAATGCTTACCTGAACCTGCAAATCTTCACGGGCAGATTTAAGTAATCGTGTCGCAATGTATTGGGCTTGAACATCATTGTTTACCAATGGCAAACTTATTGACATTTTATTGACGGGTTCATTAGGGAATAGCAAACTTGGTGCAATTTCAGCCAAGTCAAATGTTGCCGTGTTAAATGTATCTTGTACGGAATTGTCAGGAAATTTACATTCAATAACATTGTATGAACCTGCCAAGTCAATAGGGCTAATGCTGATAGCAGAAACCATGTTGCTGTCATTTAAATCCATAGCAACTGTGTATGTTGGTTGCTGAACAATAACGCCCCATTGGGCTGTAATTTCGTTGTACTTTAACAAGCAATCACAACAGCTTGCCATGTCTTGTAAGTTATCCATGATTGAACGGTTTGTATCAATTACACCGTTAAACTTAAATCTTGGCTGTGTTGCAGGGCTTCCACCTGAATCAGTATATGAAAATGATTGATTACTGTATGTTGTTAATGCAGTCAAACTTGTTGTGTCAATCTGACCTACGGGTATAGCACCGCCATATACTTCATTTGTTAAATAGTCATAAAACACATCGCCTGTGTTTGAACGGCTGTTTGTTAATTGGAATCTTGTTTGTTCAATACCACGAATGTTAGCGGTTTGTGAATATGTCAAATGAATAATCACAAATGCCGTATTGGTCATTTCTTTTGCGTTATCCCATGTATAAATTAATCCGCTTGTTTGCATTACGCTAACAGCAGATTGGCTTGAATTGGTTGGGCTAAATGAACCGTTGTTGTAGAAATAAAACTGCATTTTTCCGTCAACAGTATCATCAACAACACCTGATGATTCATCGGTTAATGATGCAACGGTATAACCGTCAGCCCTAAATGTTACTTTTTTACCGCCCCAATAGGCATCACCAAATGTAATTGTGTCTGAACCGTTACCCGTAACTTCGGCAAGGGCTAATACATAATACAATTCTTGATTGTTTTCGCTAATACTTAAATCAACAATCGTACCGCCAACCCATGCTTCACCGTAAACAACAGGCAATTTATTATCTGTTGCAGGTGGTACTTGTTGGCGGTTACCAACATCAGGTGATGAACCTGCCAAACCGCCTGCGGATTGATTAGGGCTAAAAAATGCTTTTGAGATTACAGCAGAAATTACCATGTTGATTGCAAAAGCTGTAACCGCAATTGCTGTTGCTGAATAACCAACAAGTAATGAAGTCGCAATAATAGTGCCTGCTGAAAAGGCGTATGTTGATACTGTAAACAGGCTTAAAAAAGCAACTATAAATTTAAACATTACTGTACCCAATTTTCATCTAATTTGGCAAATCCAAACTTACCGTATTTTATATCGGGGCTTGTTACCATTTTTGTTATTGTGAACATTTTTATTCTATCTTGTGCTTTTAATTGCTTGCCATATTCCACATACGCTTTTAACAGCCTGTAACCCGTTGTTGTGTTTCTGTATTCAGGTTTTACATACCACGCCAATTCATGTAACGCCAATGTCTTGTTACACCAAATTGTAGGTACTATTAAACCCATAATCAAACCCACATTATCTTCAATATAAATAATGCCTTGACCTGCAAAAATGTTGTCTAACAACTGATTCCAATATTCAACATTGTCTAAGTCTTTGTATTGTTCTATATGGCTTTCAGCCCTGAACAACTGCATCATTTCTATTATTTGTTTTTTATCGTATTTTGTCGCTGTTCTAATCATTAGCTATTAGGGCTTGCACCCTTACCAAAGTAATAGTTGATTGTTGATACAAACGCTACACGGTTCATGCTTGTATCGCCATTGTTAAAAAACTGCCATGAATTATCGTTGGTGTATCTGCCTGCGGTACGGTTTTTAAGAATCAACTGAATTGATGATGCTGAAACAGTAATAACGCCTAAAAACTCTCGTACTTCTTCCATCCATTGTTCATTAATGCTAAATGAATTGATATAACCATTAAAGAACTGATACAAACCGCCTGTACCGCCTGTTGTAATTAATTCGCCATTAGTGTTGAAGAATCCATGCCATGCTTCAATCTGTGAACCTTTAACTTCTTGACCTAATACCCAACCTAACATGGCTGTGTCAATACCAACCAAAGTAAATGTGGTTTCGTTAGCCGTTGATTTAATATCCCTTTGTGCATCGCCAACCTTGATAAGCTGACCAACTGCATTAAAAGGTTCAGAATCAACAGCAGGAATGGTCAATGCACTTGGCGTTGTTGCAAATCTGTATGTTGCTGATGGCGTTGTAACACGCACAAAATCAGCGTATCTAATGTTATTTGTATTATCAACAGGTGCAATAATGTTCATAACACGCTTTCAAATGCTTTAAATGAACCTGACCAATTAATAAATGAATCGTTAGTAATTGGTGTTAATGTATATGTTGGGTACTCACGCAATATAACAGGGAATGTAACACCTGTATATGAATCGCCACCCAATGAAACGGTTGTGCCGTATTCGCCAATAACAGCACCAACAGGGCTTGTTAATGTATCAATTAGATTGCGGTGTGCAGGAATGTTTACAGTTGTACTTGAACCACGCACAACATCAGCCGTTGCAATATAAGCATAACGCCCTACTTGGCAGAAATCACCAACACGCACAATGTATTCTGTTGAACCCATAGTTGGCAATGAACCTAAAACCAATGTTTTATTTGCTGAAGCTGTTTGCCATTCACAAGCATCAATTTCAGCACTTGACATATCACCTTGGTATTCAATGTAATTTTTCCATCCTGTTGCCCCAAAGTTTAGGTACTGTTCAAGGGCTTTGTCAGGAATACGCAATGAGTTTAGCAAACCACGGTTTGTACTGTAATACAAGTATTGCATTGGCTTCATCTCAAATGCAAAAGGCACAACAGTCAAAATTTCTGATGTGCTGATTCTTTGGTTACGGCTAATCATTTGACCAACAAACCTTTGGTCGTTGATGCCTACTGATTCGCTAATTGCTAGTATTTGATTTAATGACATATATTACCTACTTGCAGGCAAACTACGGCTTGCGGATTGATTGGCTGACCAAATTGATTCTTTGTTTTTCATCAAGAACTGCATACCTGATTGTGTATCAATTGCTGATAAGTTTTCTACAACAGGGGCGTTGTAGTTAATCGTTGTGCCTGTACCTAGTACGCTTGACAACTGATTGTTTGGGATAATTGTTCCCGCTTGTTTAGGAATAAACAATTCCGCACCCCGTTCACCAACAATACTTGGTACACCAACAGGGGGTGAACCACCGTCTGCAAAACCTTGTGCCTGCAACATCATTGTTTGCTGTGAACCAACATTTGTACCATATTGCATTGCTGTACCCATACTGCCAAAAATACTACCGATACCACTAAACATTTGCATGGCTTGGGATTTTAATTGGATTGCAATAAGGTCTTGAATAACTGATTTGGTAAAGTCTTTAAATGACAACTTGCCGTTTCTTACAAAGTTATCAATAGCAGAATTCATGTTTGATGTAATGCTGTTAAACATATCGCCTGCAACCTTGGCACTATCTTTAGCATCATCAGCAAACTTTCTAAATGCTTCACCCCAACCATAAGTAAATGATTGTCTATTTGCTTCATTCTGTTCAGCAACACGCCTACGGGCTTCAGCCAACATATCAAGGTTTCTGATTTCTTGGTCATAAACGGCATTAATACCGCCATGCAATGATTCTTTATCTTTATTTGACTTTAATTCTTCAGAACGCCTATGTTCAATATCTAATCTTTTCTTTTCTGTATCTAATTGAATTTCAGCCATTGACTTTTCAAATTCAGCCATATTTTTCATGGCATCTTTGGCGTAAATTTCTTGAACATTTAATTTGCCAATTTCTTTTAAATATTCTAATTTTTTACGCAACGCCACTAATTCAGGTCGTTCACCACCGCCTGCACGGCTTTCAGCTTTTGCTGTAACAGTCACGGGTTCAGATATAGGTTCACCGTTTTCATCTTTGTCCATATAGGCAAATAAAGCTGTCAACCCACCTGCACCTGCTAAACCTGCAATAGTTGTTAAACCGCCTGACATAACGGCTGATGCAACAGCACCCGCCCTTAACGCCATAACTAACTTACCAACTGCAATTGCAACTGTTGTGATGCCTGTAACAACGGCATAAGAACCCAAACCAACCATTGCCAATTTTAATTTTTCAACGCTAATTACAAAATTACCTGCAAATGGTTTTGCCAAATCAGCAAACGCAATTTTTAGGTTATCCATCGTTGTTTTTAATTGGTCAGAAACTTCACCAAATCGTTTTAATCCATCTTCATACTTACGGAATTCTTCAAGTGACATTCCTAATTTTTGGGCAACTTCTTCAGTATTAAGTCCAAGTCCTGCCTTACCTAATAAATCTTTTGTTGCTTTAATTTTTTTGTACTGACTGTCAATTCCTGCCAACGCCTGAAACACACGATTCAATGCCTGTTCAGGTGACATTCTGCGTAATTCGTCAAACGAAATACCTAATTCATTAAACTTTGAAATTGTTGATTCATTACCTTCACGGGCTTCTTCAATAGTCGCAAACAGCTTGCCCATAATCTTTTGGGCATCTTGGGCTGATTTACCTGAAGTTTGTAGGGCATCACGGAATTGCAAAACCTTGGCAACTGAAATACCAAAAGCATTAGCTGTGTCTTTTATCTCACCTGAAAAAGCAATGGTTTGCTGTAACAACGCACCAACACCAATGCTTGCCACGCCTAATGAACCGCCTAACGCTTTAAAATATCCGCTAAGTGTTTTTACCCCACCGCCTAAATCATTAAAGGCATTTTGCAATTGCTTCGCATCTTGCTTGGCTTTGGCTGTTGCCTTATCCCATTCAACCGTTACCAACCCAAGTTTTACTGATAGTGAACCAATGACTGCCATGATTTACCCTTATGATTTTGACTTATTATACTTGCCCCATTGCAATTCTGACCATATAGATTGCCCTAATCTTGAAATAACATTTTCATAATTTGATTCTAGGGCAGGTCTTAAAAATGGCTTGGCTGATACTCTTGCGTTGCCAAATTCTTGTGAAACAGGTACGGGCTTTTTGTTAGTTGCAACCGTTTGGAATTTACCCCGTTTGTTAAGTATGACTTTGTGTACAACATCATCACGCAATGTACTTGCGGTTACACGGGCAATGTACATTTCACCTTGGTAAGATTCGCTTGATTTATCCCTAGATTGCGGTCTGTGAACCTTAGAATATATGTGTTTAGCCAACTGACCTGTATCTTCAGGGGCAAACGATTTGGCATCCTGTAACACGGGTTCAATAGCGTATTTCATAGCATTACGCCAAATTTTGTCAGTTTTGCCTTTGCCTATTTCTTCAGCCAATTCATCCATTGCCTGAAACAACTCAGGGAATCCCTGTGTGGTTACTTTCATATCAATTGACATTTTTGAACCTTTCCACCTTGAAACCTTTTGCCTGACTAACAAAACCCAACAATGCTGAACTTACGGCATCGTTAGGATTTGGGTCATTATCAGGGTTTCTACCGTATTCATCAACCCAAGGGAATAATTGGTCAACTTTATAGGCAGGGGCGTTTGGTGAACGCATATAGTTAAAAACGGCAATGGTCAAAGGTTTGATAGCTTCAAACAATCCTTTGTTACCTAATAAGCCGTCTGCATACATAACCTGCAACTCCGCAAAAGTTTCTTCATCAATCGCATCCACCGATTCCGATGTATGCCCGTTGAAAATCATTGATGCCCTAACTTGCCTGCGTAACGATTTTCTTAGTTTTTTTTTGCTGTCTTGTAATCAGGTCTAATTGCCCCGTCAATTGCAGTTACGATTTCTCTTATAACTTGTTCAGGGAATTCTTCGCTAATATCTTTAAATGTTTCATTAATCGCTTCGCCTGTTTCGGATTGCAAAAGGTGGAAATATTCTTCCACTTGCGTTTCCCAAATAGCGGTCATATTGGCAACTTGTTTGGTTGATGTGCCGTCAATAACAATATCATCATCAGTTACTTTAATGGTTTCTTTTTCACCATTTAAAACCTTCAAGAAATCATCACCACCTTCTTCAATGGCTTGTTTAATTGACTTTGTAAGGTTCTCGTAAATAAGATTGACTTTTTCAGGGTCGGGATTGGCAATCTTTTCTGTCAAAGATTCCATTTCATGCTTTAGCGGTATGCGTACCTTTAGGCTAAATTTAACTTCGCCCAACTCAATGTCAATTTTTTTAATCTTGGCTTGGTCACGCACCATGCCATAAGATTTGCCTAATTTATCCGCAAAACTCATTATTCAGCCCCTTTAACAAGTTTGTTATAAATTGCGTTGTTTAGCCTATAAGCATAATCCGCAACTTCTTCAGGGGTCATTTTGTCTGCGTGTAACTTGGCAATCTCATACGCTGTATGGATACCTGCAATACGCTGTTGATGAAACCCAAACCAATTCTTAACGCCTGAATTGGCATGGGTAACAATAAAGTGTAATAGGTCGTTTGTATTATTTATCTGTGTCATATAGTGTAAACCCCCTTTCGGGGGCATTTAGTTAATTAAGCGTTGGTTGTCCAACCGTATGAGTTACCGCCAACAGGGTGCAATGTGAACATAAATTTGCCCTCTGCTGATGGTGACATATCCCATTGCATACCGCCAACCATTGCGTTGAACGCATAAGCAACTGTGTCTGTACCGTCATAAACAGCAACAACATAAGTGCGTACTGTTGTGCCACCGTAACCGTCAGCACGGATTTGTAGCATTGCAGGGTCGGCAGGATTCCACGCACAAGTAATGTTCATTGAAGTTACTTGGTTTTGTGTAGTAATCTTTGCACCTGTTCTTGCACCTGCTACTGAATAGCTTGCAACAGCATC